AGTATCAGCATCGTTAACCAATGTAATATCGTTAGTTGACCCTTGCCCGGTAACAATTATGCCCAATGCAGCCGTGTAACCAATTGCCGCTTTGTCACTGGCCGCAGTATCACCTAGAGCATTTAACGTGCCGCTTGCCGTCACATCTCCAGAGGCTGTTATTGTAGCTAACTGTAAATCAGAAATAGCATCTATAACCGCTGCACCAGAACCTGCTCCGTCCATATAAACAATAGCGGACTTTCCGTTTGCAACGGTTATGTTTGCACCAGATCCCTGTGTGAGAATTACAGAATAAGGACCACTAGAACCTGAATCTGTTGTTGCGTTAATAATTATAAAGAACGCTGATGTTGTATTCGGAGCTACAGTTACCGTGTTGTTTGCACCAAGGGCTCCTGTGAACTTAATTACACGGTACATACCATCCTGAAGGTTTTCCGTGCCTGATCCAGGAGAAGCTTCTCGAACAGTTAAGGTATGAGTGGACCCAGAAAGACCTACTGACTTATACGAAGCAATTCGATCTAGGATGTCTATGTTGTGGTTAGTGGTATCGCCCCAAGCTCCAGATTGTTCTCCAGAGCCTATCTTTTCAATACCAAAGCTAGTTGTATATGATGATGCCATAATTTTGTTCCTATGCCGCTATCTTAGTCCAATCGGGAGCTTGTGTGTAAGTTACCGGGTTCCATCCTGCAATTTGTCCGGGATCTACCTTTTCCCAAATATTAACTGTTCCTACGGCGGTTGCGGCCTCTACTCCCGTAACCGGGACCGTTATATCTACCTGTACACTACCAACAGCGGTAGCCGCAGAAACTCCCGTTGGAAAGACGTTGGCTAAACCTGTTGCAACTGCCGTTCCTATTACAGCCGCCGCAGAAACTCCCGTAACCGGAACCGTTATGTCTATCTGTACACTACCAACAGCGGTAGCCGCAGAAACTCCCGTAACTGGGACCGTTATGTCTACCTGTACACTACCAACAGCGGTAGCCGCAGAAACTCCCGTAACCTCAACAGTAAACGGGGTGTTCCACGAACCTGTGTTCCATGCACTCCTTCCCCATCCGCCAAGATTAGGGTTGTCAGCCATTAAGCAATCCGAATCAATGCGCTGTTAGCGTCGTTAGTAGGCATTGTAATCGTAAAATCTCCTGCACTGGAAGACTTGTCCGCGCCAAAGTTAATTACACAAACAGAAGGTTTAGCTGCATGTGTTGTGTCTCCAGCCGTTCCTGCATTAGCCAAAGTAGAGTTATAAATCAAAGCTCCTCGCGCACTGCTAATAGTAGCCGTTGAAAAAGTTACGTCCGCCATATCAATAAAAGCGGTTGGGACTGCACTACTGTTATCTCCAAGACCAATAGTAGCACTTGCAATAGAGGCCCCTCCCGCAGTGTAGTTAGTTCCACTAACTTCGTTACCTGTGGTGTACCCTGTTGTATCTACAGAAATAGAAGAACTATTGGTAAACATAGCCAACTTAAATGTATCCGCTGCTATGGAACTACCGTCTCCACGAGAGTGCGTTGTCCAAAAATGGATTCCCGCGTTTATTTGTTGCTTGTACGTACCGCAAATACCAGATGTTCCTACAGCCATTACAGCCTCCTTATTATCTCTGCCATATCATCATGGCCCTGTTGTTTCATTAGAGACCAGATAGTAGTTCTCTCGCTTTGACACATCTTATTCATATAATATATTAGCACTTCTTTCAAACGCTGTCTGTGAGCATAAGCTTGATCACGTATGACAGGAGGAGCCGTATCGGAAACTATCATTATCTTGTTTAAAGCCATTTCAGCAACGTCTTCGGGAGAGTGACCTCCATTGTTACTTGTAAATACCAGCGCATCACCTATTTCTGCGGAACTAACAGAACCCGACATCAAACAACGTCCTTACGGACCCGGTCGTATCTGTACTGATCCCGAGTTTGTTTTCCTTCACCCAGATTTTTCAACCACTGAATAGATTCTAAAAAACGATCTGTGTACTGTTTTAAAATATCAGGCTCACCCTTTAAAAAAGTGTAAGCCTCTACAAGACTGCCGTATAAAAGAGCTAGTTCAGCGTTAGTCCCCAACCAAGTAGTTCCGCTGGCTACCGTAGTTATGGAATCTGGGCGATAAAAGTAATGCAATTCCACGGTAAAATTATCGTTTGGCGTAGGAGCCAACAAAAAAGTTACTTCGTCCCAGTCGGCATAATACTTAGGAACACCTGTTGTTGCAGGGTTGGGCGTAAAATCCTGCAACATCGTTGCCTGTTTATATAAAAGAAACTCTTTGCTAGAGGAGTTTATTACACTCAAAGAATTTTGAGACAAAAAGTCTGCGGGTTTTTGGAGGTAAGCATTTCCGTTAGAAACCGTCCCTTGAGAATTTTTACGGAAAACGTCTAACTGGCATTCCTTCAAAATCCTTTCTTCTGCGTTAAGAATAAACCTTGGAAGCTGACTAACGAACGTAGTTTCTGTGCTTTGAACGTAATCTTGTATTGCAGTTTTAAGTGTGGTGTATGTAAATGCCATGTTAAAAACTCACTTCGTAATGCTAACAGGACCGGCACTAGCAAAAGAACCACCCCCGGCAACATTTCCTGTCGTAGCAGTTCCACTGCTGGCCGTAAAAGAATAAAAAGAAGATTGAAAGTCTGTACTAACATCCCCCGCGATAACCGTTATTGAATATCCCAAAGAGGATTCAAGAACAGCTTTTGTAAAACCGTCGAAGTTCTCAACTTCTCTGAATCTAACAACGTCGCCCGTAGACCTACCGTGTCCAGGTTCTAAAACTGTGATAACCGCAGACCCGCTGGAAGAAGAAGTAAACGCATCAGCAGGCAAGAGAACTTCTACTGCTGGTTCTGTCCTATCAGGACGAGGGTCTCGAATAGCTTGTGGGTCTCCCGGAGCTTTTACAGGGTTAAGCTGAGGCTGTTTGGCCTCCCACTCATCCTTACCTACAAGCATACCAGTCCACTCTTTTCTCATATCCTGAAGGCGGTACGCGGCACCCGAACGATCCGAAATACCTAAAGCATACTTATTAGAAGCATACCTAGCCATTAAGACACCGCACTAACAAACGTATAAGACGGAACTAGGTTAATGCTTACCTTGTCTCTGTCCTCGTCAGCAGCCCTTATAAACTCTTCCTCGTAAAGTCCCTTTAAAAGTTGAACCCTATCCGGGGACCTTTTTAAAGCAATGTAATAGGCTAAACCCGCCGCTAGGCAGGGGTAAAATCGAAACGGTACTTCTACGGTGTTAACAGAGTTGTCCGCATCATCAATCCTTACCAACCGGTCATATATAAAGATATCAGTGCTGTTTTCGGGGGTAGGCCATATCTTAAGAACAGGTGTGATCTGCCTGTCCACGTAATATTGTGTGGGTCTCCCCGTAGTTGTTTTATTAGGTATATTTAGAAAAGTATCTCGACTGACTCTGGCGATAGAAATGTCTGTGTTACTGCGGCGTATAACAGCAGATAAGATATCTATTGTAGCGCGAACGTCTTCAACACTCAGATCAGCAGCTATCGTAGTAGTGGTAGCAGAACCACCGCTATCTGTACTGGAAAGGGTCTCTCCAGCGGTAAAAGATCCATTAGGTATGCTCGTGGTAATTGTAGTAGAGCTTGGCTTTGTTAAAACCACAGCAGTTGCTGCGCTGGTTTGACCTGTGATGGTGTTTCCAAGAACTAAGTTAGTGGAAGCCCCGACCGTGGCTGTTATAGTACCTACTGGATATTCAGCAAGACCCGATACAACCGGTTGGCTTACTTGATCCATAGTCCAGCGATTAAGACCCCTATTGGCCCAATCAGCAAAAAGAAAGTTTAAAGACCGACGAGCGGTAACTGCATCGTAACCAGTGCGGAACTCTAACCCACACCGTTCAAACGCTTCTTCAACGTAATCTGCTACATCAGGCTCAAAGTCCTTAGATCCAGAAACAGCCATTATACAAAAAACCTTTCACGCTAACCCCACACCATCAGTACTGTTTCAAACAAGTAATGACAATTGAATACGTATCGGCACTGCTATGTCCCACAGTAGTTAACTGAATGTCTCCAGTGTTTCCACCAGATGCAGCAACATTTGGGAGACCACTTATACCAGAGTAGTCTAATGTATCTGAATAGTCTGCTGGAAGTTGTGCCGCTATGACATCAGTAGACGCATCCCAAAGAAGTTTTACGCTCATGCCAACATTACTAAAAGTTATTCTTTCAATGCGTACCCCTGTACAAGCGGTTCCGTCTTGTAGTGCGGCAAGAGCAGAAACATCTATCTTAGTGACCGCAGCCTCACCTGTTCCATCACTTGTGTTTGTAAGATAAAAAGTGGCTTTTTTAGGCCCGTCTTCAACTTTGGTAGCTGTTACAGCATCAGCCATATCCGTCTCCTTTCACATTAGTAAAGGGCAGGGAGGATATCCTCCCTGCCTAAACTATTAGCCATTATCAAAATCGACGTTCATGCCAGTAATACGAATCCAAATTTTACCTGCTGTATAAGCGGCGTTTGTTGCGGCACCTTGTACAAGGTACACATACTTTTTAGACAAAGCAGCCATAGTAGCTCCCGCATCAACAGAGTTATAGTAACCTAAAGTAAGGTCTCCGTTATTCATCATCTGAGTGCCAGAAGCAACTGCCGCACCGGAGGCCGTAGTTCCTGTAGCAGAGATGTCTACGTTAATGTCTGGGTCACCACCAGTTGGCACTTCTACGCAGCCAAACTCAAGAAGTATAGGAATACCATTAACTTCTTTAGTCAGCTCTGCAATGTAAGCATTTGCATCTGTTCCATTGCCAATAATCCTATCAGCAGAAGCAGAACCATCAAATCCGCCATGAAGGTCAATGAGAATGGAGGTTACAATAGTGCCGCCAACCTTATTCACAAAAGTGTTAATGGAAGCATCTGGAATACCAGAGCCATGAGCATTGGGAGTAATACCAAAAATGGTGGCACCAGTATCCAAACTAGCGTTGTCTGCACCGGCAGCAGTGGCGGTTCCCGAGAAACCATTTGTATCAACAATATTGTTAATACCAGACGTTGCAACAGTTTGAATTTCAAACTGTTTCTGGGTCACCGCACCTGTTGTGCCGTTCGTAGTAATTTGTTGAAAACCATTTTGAGAACGGACGGGACCGTTAAAGGTTGTATTAGCCATTATTTTTCTCCTTACGAGAGGGTTGCCCTAGAGTCTTCGTAAGCGTCTGCTGGGACAGTCGCTAGGGCTATGATTCCCAGAAATAACTTGGGGGAGAGTTTC